TCTTCTTTAGCAGTCATATATTTTATTTCTACTTTTCCACTTGATAATGGGTGGTCTTTAGGGTATACTAATCCTTTTGAGGGTAATTCTACTTCTTCAGTAGGAAATTTAAATTCGGCCATAATCTTTTATTTGTTAATAACTTTAATTTATTATAAATACCAATATAAAAAAAGAGCTTGACATAGCCAAGCTCCTTTTAAAAAAATATTTAAGTGTGTTTAGAAATTTAATACACAATAATCAGGTTGAACAGTTAAAGCAATTTCTTTTGCTTCATTTTCAGTATCCCAATTGTAATCACCAAATGTAGCTTCAGTAATTAAAGCACCTTTTATTACCCATTCAGAAACAATATCACCTACTGGTCCTAATACATTAACTGTAAGATCCTTTTTATAGAAATCACTGTATCCATCTCTACCAGTAACTGATTCATGGTGTAATCTTACCCATTCCATTACTGCTTGAGCACCTGAAGGTGTAATTGGATCAAATAATGTCATTGATATTGTTCCCCAAGTGGTTTTACCTTTTACATATCTTTGAACATTGATATGATTTAAAGCTACTGTACCTTGAGATACATTTACAGCTGCTACTCCTTTAATAATAAAGCTTGGAATACCATCCATATAAAGGATAAACCTGTTGGCTTGCTTTGGTTCAAAAGCGGTAAAAAATATTTCGTTTGGATCTAATACTGGCATGTTGTTCTAATTTATTTCTTGTTATAAATATCTAATTCTTTAATTTTTATGCTGGGAAAGTAGCTCCAGTTGGTAATACATTGAAATCTAGGTATATAAATTCAGCTGTTTTAGTTGGTTGTACAAATATTTGTCCTACTAATTGATTTCTATCAATAACATCTGGTGTATTATTACTTTCATCCATTACTACTTTAAAAGCATATAATCCTTGTCTTTGTTGTACACTTGCTAAATAAGGATTTACTTGACTTAAAAAATTATTTCTAGTAGCTACTGAGTTTTGTTCAAATACTAAATTATCTGCTATTTGTGAGATAAATGATTTAATAGTAATTAATAATCTTCTAACATTTACTCTATCTAAAGCACTTGGTTTTTTCTGAAGTGTTTTCTGTCCAAATACTACTACTCCTGTGTTTGGGAATGTAGCTATTGGGTTAACATTTGCAGTATATAAAGTATCTCTATTACTATTTGTTAAATTTCTTTCAGCTCTTATTACTGTTGATAGTCCACCTCTATTTAAACCTGCAGGTGCAAACCAAGTTTCACTTGCTCTATCATTAAAAGCAAATACACCTGGCATCATAGCAGAAGCTGGAACAAATACTTGTGATCCTAAATCTGGATCAATTGTTTGTAGCCAAGGCCAATATGTTGCAGCATATGAAGAATCTATATCAGTAGCTTTACTTGTAACAGTTCCTATGTTTTGTCCATATTGTACTAAATCAATTATTGCTAAATTATCACCTCTAGTTTGAGCATTATCTACTAATGTAGTTAATGTACCACTATTAGAAGCAAAATTCTTTACTAATCCTGGGACAGTAATAATATTATATTGAAATAAGTCTTGGTTAGCTAATAAACTTATAGAAGTAGCATAATCGGTAGCTATTAATCCTTGAGAATCTGTATTACTTATATTTTGATAATAGTTAGCTGCTCTTCCCGTTGGAATATTTGATCCTTCGGCATCACCAAATGATCCTGATCCAGCTACTGGAATTAGACTTTCAAAAGCAGTTTTAGCAGCACCATTATTATCTAAATAATTTAAAGTTGGTGTATCTACTGATTTTACTCTTACATATCTAGAAATGTTCTTATATGAACCTGAATATTGTAAAAAATAGTCATTACTTCCATCATTTCTTACTGTTTGTTTAGCATCTCCAATTACTTTAGTTATATAATTATCAGAATTTGGGTCTAAAGATAAATTAGGCCAAGTTTCTAATACTACTTTTTGCTTAGAACTATCATTACCTCTTCTAACTAATAAATTAAATGTTCCAGAGGATGTATTGGGAGAAACTATTTCCCATCTTAAATTATCATTACTACCACTAGGTAAAGTATTATTAGTTCCTTCTGTAGAAGTACTGTTTGCTATTTCACCTTCTGTTAATGTTTCTAATACAAAAGCATTGTTGGAATCTCCATTATCTATTTTAGAGGAAGTTGCAGAAGTAAAAGAACCTGATACTACTCTAGTTACTAATAATGAATCTCCTCCTTGTTGGAAATAATTGTATGCTGAAATTGAAGTGAAATATGAATATTCTGCACTACCACTTTCTACTTTAGCACCAAAAGTGTTTGTATAATCTGAATATGATGTAACAACTGTTGGGATTCCAACTGGACCTTTTACTGTAGGTCCTACTATAGCTGCTCCTGCTTGTACAGGTTGTGCAGTTATAAAAGATTGGTCGTTTTCTCTTGCTAATACGCCTGGGGATAAAAGTACTTCTGCCATTTTATAATATGTTTGTTTTGTTTATAAATACTACAAAAAGACTTAAAAATGCGATTAAGCCTTAATAAATTCACCACTTTCTAAATTTACCGTTCCCTGCCCATATTTTTTTTCTATTTTTTGGGCTCCTTCAGTTTGTTTATTTTCTAAATCTAAAAATTGTTGTTGAATTTGATCTTTTTGTTTTTTTAAAAAATTTAACTGGTATTCAATTTGTCCCAAGTTAAATATTAAATCATTTTGTTGTTGTTGTAACGAAGTTAAATTTTCAATTTCTTCTTTTGTTAAAACTGTTTTTTCTGCTGTTTTTGCCATAACTATAAATATTAAATTTTTATATTAAAATTATTATTTTTTAATTTTTTCTTTTTTTTCTAAAGATTCAGGAGGACCTGATTTAACTTTCTCTTCTTCTTCTTTTTCTAATTTTATTTGTCTTTCTAATTCTTCTTTTAATTTTATTTGAATTGAATAGACATAAGCTGCATCTGCTCCTTTAATATGAAAAGCATTTAAAGCTGCTATTAAAACATTAATTTCATTTTTGTCAAACATTATTTTCTAATTTTGAATATTGGTTTTGTAATTTTATAACTAGGTTATAAATTATTTCTATATCACCCCCCTTAAATGGAGAATTTTTAATTAGATTTAATATAAGTGATATTTCATTAATATCCAAATTATCTTTAGAAGAAAGTATTGGGTTATTTATTTTTGTATTTGTTAATTTATTTATTAGTCCCATAACTATTTTGTTTTAAAAAAGGGCTGACTAATTAAAGACAGCCCTTGTATTATTTAAATTATTTACTTTACAATATTAAGAATAAATCCAAATATCATTATCTCCTGATGATACTGTGTAAATATTACCTGCTTTACTATAGGTTGTACCTACAGCAGTTGCAATTGTTGCTGCAGTAGTTGCAGTACCTGTCGATACTGTAGCCATAAATGCTGCTGGTGTGAAATCTCCTGATGTGTCTGCGTTAAATCCTGAAACAACACCCCATCTACCTCCAGTACCTGAATCTTTGTCATATCCAAATAATTCACCTGTACCATTAGTACCCTGTTGTACTACAAAACCACCATCTCCAGTAGATGAAGATCCAGAATTTAATAGGATATATTTATCTGCTACTGCTAAATTAGTTGAATGGCTAAATGAAGCTGTTCCTGCAACTTTTAAATCTCCACTAACATCTAAATCATTAGATACAGTAAGATCTCTTGTTACAGTTAAATCTTGTCCAATTGTTACATCAGAAGGTAAACCAATAGTATAACTTGCTCCACCACCAAGGGCTTGTGCAGTTGTACCAGTAATTTCAACCTCGTTAGCCGTACCACTAACAGAAATAGTTTGATTACCTTGTACTGCTTCATTAGCATTTGAACCATAATCTACTGCAATTGTTGGAGAAGAACCTTCGCCAGTATTTGAAGCAATTGTTACACCAGTTCCAGTTCCAAGGGCTGAAACATAGTTTCCTGTTGTATCATTTCCTAATGCTACAGAATCTGCTGCAACACCATTTGCTGTAGTTGCTGAAGATGCATTACCAACTAAAGCACCTGTAAATGTTGTAGCAGTTACTGAGGTTAATCCAGCTAGTGTTGTACTAGAGGCACCTAAGTCAATTGCTGTAGTACCAATGGTAATATCCTTATTTGCTAACATACCGTTAGTAACACCTAATGCTTTAACTCTTAAAGAATCTGTATCAATTTCAATTGATGAATCATCAACGTTAACACTTAATGCTGTACCAGCACCACCTGCTAAACCATTACCTGCTACTGAAGCGTTTAATTGAGTTTCAGTAATTCCTGCAGCTGTTACACTAACTGTTGGGGTTGCTGAATCTGGATCAGTAACTGTGATAGCAGTTCCAGCATCAATGCCTGTAACATCACCTGATGCTGCAGCTGCGAATTCTAATCCGTTACCTGCTGAGTTAACTCTTAATACTTGTTCTGAGCTTCCTCTATCTAATGATAAAATATCAGATCCTGCTGTTCCTAATGCCGTTAGACCAGTACCACCTGATGTTGTTGCTAATGCCGTGTCTAGTGTCAATCCAGATAATTCTGCTGATGAACCGGAGACGACTACTTTTTTCCATGTTGCCATAATTGTTAAATTTTAATTATTGTTTTTTTTATTTATTTATTAAAGTGTTGTACTCCGTACAACATTATTTTTAATTCGTTATTTTATTCATATTATAAATATGTAACCTATTCTACTCCTACATAAAAAGCTGAAGAAGAATAAAAGAATCCTCCTGCAACAGGCGGCGGAGTATGTTGAAGATCACCAAATACTATAGCTCCCGAAGAGCTAACTCGGAGTAAATCAACACTACCACTTTTTATTAAGAATACGTTATCAGTTGAGCCTGTAATTTGTAGACTACCACTTAATTGAGTTAAACCTGTTGATTTAGCAAATATAAATCTAGGATCTCCTCCAAAGCTACCACCATCATTAAATTGAACTTCTCCTGGTGAACCACCTGGTGTTCCACTACCCCCTGATCCGGGGTATGAAAAAGTATCAAAACTATAAGTTGTAAAAGGTGGATTTCCTCTTACAACTGCAACATATAATTCTTTTGAAGAGCTAATATAAAATACTTGACCATCAGCTAAGTTTTGTTTTAACTGAGTACTGCCTGTAAAAGCATTCATATCAGATATTGTATCAACAGTTTGCCATGACCCCTGTATATTACCTACTTGGGAAAGTTTACCTCCGGTTGTTACGTCTATATTTTCATCAAATCCTATTGCCATTCTTTCATATTATTGTTGTGAAGCAGGTGCTGAGCCACTTGCTGACATTAAATAGTAATTTATATTAGTTGAAGGAGCACTTGGCAATACAATTGCTCCAAATCTTGTTTCTGTTCCATTTGGATAAGTATTAGATCCTACAAAATCATAATATCTTATTCCTGATGATCTTGGACCATCAGATCCTACACCAGGTGTATCTCCAGACATTAAATATCTGCCAGAAGTATTATCTCCATAACTATTTCCCATACTTTCAGGTTGTAAAAAGTTGCTACTACCTGAAGGGAATATTATAATTAATCCTGTTGCGTTTTGTTGACCTACTGTTAAATTTAAGCCTTCTAAAAATAAAGTAGTTCTACTTGCTGTTATTGAAGACCCACTTGCAACTAAAAAGCTAAATTCAGCACTTACTCCTGTTAAAGCTGATGATGTAAGGGTAGCATTTCCTAAATCTCCATTAGCCATATTATAAAGTGGGAAATTTGTATCAAGTGTACCATTATCTAAGGTATCACCATAAGTATCAAAGGCTCCTGCTACATCAGTAGCATAAGCTCCTACTTCAGGTGCATAAGCATACCAAAATATAGGAACAGCATCAATATTTAAAGTTTGGTTGGAATATGTTTGAGTTGATCCAAAATT